CTCCAAACTGAACTCCTCCTCTTGGAAATGCTGAACCTCTGTTAGGATTTTCATTATAATTTAAAGTTCCACTAGAGAGAACCATAGAACGAGCTAAAGTAGAATCTCCTGATGGTGGAGCTCCTCCATTTTTAAAATACTCTTTTGCTGAGGCATTATCTAGAATATTTACTCCAGATCTTAATCTTACCCAACCGGTATTTGAATTTTGATATAATTTAAGGTCCTTAGTTCTTTCAACAGCAGAATAAGCTTCCTGTCGAGCTATTAGTTGTTTTTCAACTGTTTTAGGAATAGATGTAAATAACTTAGCCACTTTTTATCTTTTTTGGTTGAACTCATAAAAGTCTGCTTTAATATCTTGACCGTTAGCAGGTATTCTTAGTTGTGCACCTGCTGTTGGTATCAACCCGTCTTTTTTTAAATTATTAGCTGATGCAATAATCCACCATAATGAACTATCACCATAAAACTCTTTTGCTAATGTATCATACCTGTCTGATCCTGTCGCTATGATGTAAGTATCGTTTTCATCTAATTTGATATCAGGATATACAGCATTACGTCTGAAACGTTTTCCAGAAGGTGCTTTAGAAGGTTCAATATTTTTATATCTATCTGGCATTATACGTTGGCTATAAATGTTGAAGTAGCTTGAGGTGCAAAATCGTGAATAGGTTTAAATGTAATAGAAGCATCTAATATATGAGGCACTTTGAGTGCTGTTTCATCATCTACTCCTAGCTCCCATGGATAGTTTGTATTCCAAGTTAAACCAATTGACTCTATAAATCCACTTAATCCTACTACATAGTCACCTATTGTTATTTTAGTTAATGTACCTTTCATAAATTCTCCATTAGTAGAGTATGTTGGTGCTGTAGACCCTACTAACAAGTTAAGTTTATCATACAAAGGGACTAAATCGCTTTTTGAAAATGCTGCAATTTTAAATCCAAAAGATATATCTCTACTAAATCCATTATACGAATAAAATCCATCTCCTCTACCTACATAATCTGTTTCATTCCATTCTCCTGAAAAATTATCATTTAACGAATCAAGGAATGCTCTAAAATATATGAACTTTCCATTAGTATCGCCAGGATAATATGTATTAAATTCAAAAGGAATAATATCTTGTTCTTCAGTACCTAAAATAGTTTGTGTCTTTTCTCCTAATGCTTGAACTGAATCTGGTTTATCTTCTAGGCCTAAACTACTAATAATTTCATCTCTATATTCTTTAGGTTTAGAGTTAGAAGGATCACCAAAGGGACTAGATTTTTTAGCATACCTTATATTATCATAATCATCTCCTCCATCAGGATTAAAGTTTTGAAGGTTTTTATTATTTTCTAAAGGATGTACGTAAGCTATAGCTTTATCTGCATTTTTTCTAGGTTTAGAAAATATTCTATAAGTTTCTTTATATTGCTCTGATTTTTTATCCTCTACAATTTCTTGATCATTGTATCCTGTATCTCCTGTATTATCTAATGCGACTTGAAGTTCACCCGATGTAGCTTGAACTTGTCTTTGTTGTACTGATAAAGGACCTTTACCTTTAAGGTATTCATCTCCTTCAGCTACTTTATTAAGAGCATCTGAAGCAATAGTTACTAGCTTCTCCTCGGCTATTTTAAACTCTCCTCCTTGAAGATTATTATCATCTAGGTCTTTACTAGCTATAGTATTCGGTATAATAGATCCATCACTACCTTTAAGGGTAGCTATACCATAAGCAGGACCAGATTTTAAGTACGCGTTAGGTTTTAATCCTCTAGGTATATGTAATCCAGTACCGTTTGCAGGAGCCTGAGCTAAGATAGAAGCTGTTGCTAGTACTGTGTTAATAGCAGTATCTTTAAGTTTATCTAGCGCTGCTTGGGCTACAATTCCAGCTACAGTTTTTAAACTGTTAGGATCTTTTTTAGCTTTACTAACTTTAGTTTTAACTTTCTCAATATCTTGTTTGACATTAGTTAAGTTTAATAAAGCTTGATTACCTATAAATTTTAATCCTTGTTTTTTAGTTAAAAGTTTACCTAATCTTACAACATCATCTAATCGATGATTAATTTGCATAGAAAAACTGTCCGTCTTTGGAGGATCATTTATATCCTTTGTTATAAGCGGTTTTTCTGGTCCCTGATATCTCAAGGACTTAAGATTAGTCTTTAACTCTAAAAGTCCCATTAATTACTTTAAAGGCGGGATACGAGTTTCTGATTTACCAGTTTCTGGGTTTACATAAGCAAATGCATCTTTTCTTGGATACTTAGTTCCAGGAGCTGAATCTCTGTAAAATCCGTTTTGACCATGAGTTGATAATGGACTTTTGTTTGGTCCGTTAAAAATGTCTTTAAGTCCTAAATTAGTGTAAGCCATAATTTAAATTTTTAGTTGTTTTAATTTATTATAAATATTATGCAGATTTATAAGTAGCAATATTAATCGCTCTACCTGCTTTATTGCCGTCAATGTATACATCTCCTCCTGCTTCTACAGCAGCTCTCAATGCTTTTATTTCGGCTAACAACGCTTTGTTAGAGTCTTCTCCTCCTCCGCCGCCTGTTATTCCACCTAAGAGTTCAGTAATAGCACCTGAAGCAGCTACCATTGGTGCAGCAAATGCTGTAGTCATTACTAAGTCTTTTAATTCATCTATTTTTTCTAATTCTAATGTAGCTAAAGCTGATGATAATGCAGCTATACCTGAAGCTATGGCAGTTAATGAAACTCCTACAGTAGCTAACGGTTGACTCATTGCTGCTAGTGCCTCCAAGTCACTCATTATACCTCCGCCCATTAAACTACTAACTCCTGAAAGTATACTACCTCCTGTTAAAGCAGCAGCAAATGCTGCTATACCAATTGAAGCTCCTAATAATGCTGGACCTAATGCTAGTATAGGTATAATATTATCCATACTTATAGCACTAAACATATTAACAAATCCATCTGCTACAGCTGTAATGATTGCGGGTATACCTTCGAATACTCCTATTATTGTATCACCAATAATCTTTATAATAGGTGTTAAGCCTCCAAGAATAGAAGCTATTGCGGTTCCTGCTGATTCGATAGCTGGTCCTGCTAGTCCTAAAGCATATCCTAAAGCAATTGCTGCAGCTCCTAAAGCTATAAGTCCTATAGCCCCTACACCGGTCATCATTAAAGATCCAAATGATGCTAATGCCTGACCAAATTTAGGTAATAATTTATTAGTCATAGGAGCAACTAAGTTAAATAATGCCATTCCTGCTGTGGCTGGTATCATAGCTGTAAATCCAATAGCTGATAATAGTAAAGCTCCTGCTCCTAAAGCTACTTTACCTTTACCCATTTCTTCTAGACCCATTGCTAGACCATATAAACTCTCTTGAAGTTTAGCTCCATCAAGTTTTTCCATTAATTTTGCTCCTATCATACCAGGAATAAATGCTATGAATCCTAATGATGCAGGAATGAGGTTTAATGCTCCTCCTAATACTTTCATACTGGCCATTTCTTTAAGACCGGCAGCTAAATTAGTTAAAAACTCTTTTACTTTAGAACCAGAAGTTTTAGGTTCTTTCATTTCACTAACACCTTGACTTGCTTGAGATGCTGTATTAGATACTACACTTGCTGTTGATTCAGCTGCTGTAGATGCTGCTCCGAACATCTTACTGAAAAAGCCCATTGCGCTTTTACCTATACTTCTTAGTTCAGAAAATCCTTTACTAATAGATTTTATACCACCCGATATACTTAAAACTGTTTTACCAAGCAGAAGTCCTGAGACTGCTACCAGAGAAAAACCTTTAATAAATTTACCAAATCCTGGTAAGGCTACTAGATATTGAATACCATCAGTTATTTTAAGTAAAACTTGACCTAATGGTAAGAATGCCATAGTTGCTGCATCCTTTAGTTTATTGAATGTTTCAGCAAATTCTTCTGAAGCTTTTCTTGCTTTTGTTGCTGCTAAAGACTGTTCACCGTAAATCGCTTTAAATTTATCAGCACCTAAACTAGTTAACTGCTGTTGTTTATACATTCCAGCTAATTCTTCTCTAGACATACCTAAAGATTTAGCTACTGCATTTTGTGCTAATACGTTCTTACTTGCGAATGCTTCTCTTACAGCTTCTTGATTACCTATTTCAGTAGCTACAGTTTTCATATCACCCATTAAGGCAGCTTCTCTAGCTTTAGCTAAATTCAATGACTTACCGGTCATAAGCTGGGCTTCCATTTCTGATTCTATAGATGAGTTAAAATCTAATAGAGTATCTGCAATTTTTTCTACTTGAGATAAACTAACACCTAAACCTCTTGCTGCTGTTGCTGCTTCTGCTAATCCATTAGGTGTATCTCCTAATGTTACCTTTAGTGCTGTAGATGCATTAACTACATCATCCATTACTTGTTTTAAAGTAACGTTAGAATGTGTAGCTTTATTAAAGTTATTTACAGAATCTTCTACTCCTTGGTTAAAGCTTTCCATAGTCTGACCATGGAGCTCTAAAGTACCTATAAGACTGGCTGCTTCTTTAGTAGCATACCCTAAATTTTCAGTTAAATGTACAAATCCTTCTAAATTAGATGGGTCAGCAGTAGTAGCAAAAATACCCATTTCATCTGAAAGAGCAGCTACAGCATGAGTTAATTTAGCAGTAGTAATAAAAGCATCTCCAGATTTAAGAGCCATTTCTTCTAGCTCTGCTACTACACCGGTAGCCGAATCAACAGATAAACTTAACGATCTTTCTATTTCATTTATATGATCAGCTGCTCCAAAGGCTATTTTACCTAAAAATCCAGCAATAAATACAGGATCATTAAGCTGTCTAACTACACCTCCTAGTACATGACCTGCACCAACTAAAGCAGTTTTAAGTTTTCCTGCACCATCCTTGGCAGCTTTTTTCATGGCAGAATTAGCATCATCTATACCATGTTGAAGTGCTGTACCTTCTATACCGATCTTAGAAAACATATTACCAAGACCTTTTATAAGTCCTCCGGTAACTCCTAATGTTTCGTTTACGTGTTTTTGAGTATCTAAGTATTCTTCTGATCTATCTATTACTCCTTGATAAGCTTTAAAACCATCTTTATACTGAGCTACTAAGCTTGCTTCTTCGGCAGTAATCTTTCCAGATATTACTAGGCTTTTTAATTTTTGTGTTAAAGCTGCTCCTTGTAATTCATTACCATTTTTATCTAAAGTTTGTATTCCTTTAGCATCTATTAAAGCTTGGGCATTTAAGCCCATTTCTTCTTTACCTTGTTTAGCTTTTTTTATTTTAGCTGCAAGTTGCTTTTCAGTATATTCAGTTATTTCTTCCTCATCGAACATCATTTGACGAGAAACATCAGCAACAGCTTTAGCTCCTTTTAAAGCTTTTTTAAGAAAGTCAGCCTTACCGTCTAATTCATCATTATTTTGAATTAAAATTTTAGTAAGATCTCTGAATGATTCACCAGCGAATTCAGCTGCTTCTTTTACAGCCATAACTCTAGCTCTCATATTTTCTAGAGCAGCATTATGTTCATCTGTACCTTCTTTAGCATTACGTACAGATTTAGCCATAGCCTCTACCTGTGCTGCAGGTACTTTGAGTGCTTTTAACTGGTCAATAAGTTTTTTAAGTTCCTCGTTCACGGAAAGTCTTTCATATAAATAGTTAAGGCCCGCCTATTTGCGAGCCTTTGTTGTATAAGAAGGTTTTCTAATATTTGGACCTTTCGGCATTGACTTAGACTTACCTCCTGCCTTTTTAGCTGCCTTAGATTCCTCCTCATAAAATTCATTCATTTTCTGGAAAGTAAATCTTCGTAGCCATATAGGCATACTGTAAACTGTATCATAATCGTACCCACCTTTACCGTGGAATACTATTTCATGTATTTGAGTAAATAGAGCTGCTCTATATTCGGGCGTCAGGGTAAAGAAAGTTAACCCCTATTGGGATACTAACCCCCTCCTCAACTCCTTCTGGATAAAAGGTAAGATCAATATCTGGTTGAATTCTATTAATCTCTTTTCTTATTGCCCTACTATCTAATGATAATAATTCCTTATCTACAAAGTCTCTTACGGTCTTTCTATCTTCGTTACCGTCTACTGATAAGATCATATATTTTAATCTAGTAGTGAGCTCAGGAATATTATCCTTGTTAATTTTCTTTAATCCTTTAAGTTCTTGATCGATTTTAGTCTCATCTCCATGAGTTAATAGCTTGAATGTAATATTTCTACCAGAAGCTGGTAAATCAAAAGAGAATTCATTTTTACCTTCTGGTAAATCTGTCTTTTTAGTATCAAGCAATGATAAGTCAATTGTTTGCTTTTCTCCTAGGTATGAAAATTCATAATCTTTACCATATCCTAAGATTCTAGCTGCTACAAGCATAGCATTTTTATCTCCTACTAAAATTTCACTGTATTTTATTTCCTTATCTACAATAAGAGCTTGTAGGAGTTTATCAATAACTACTCCTTTATCGATGTAGTTTTGATTAGTTAAAATGTCTTCCTCTTTAGCTGACATGTATTTCATCTCAATCTTACCAGAAGATAGAGGGGATTCCTTTGGATAAAGTTTTCCTCCAGAAGGTAATTCTACAAGTTCGCTAGGGAATTTATTTTCTTTTTCCATATACTTTATTTGTTAAAACTAGTTCTTATATAAATATATGAAATAAAAATTATACTACCAACCCTTTAAACAAAAAAAAACCCGGCGAGGCCGGGTTAGATTTAGAATATGTAGTATAGCGGTATTAGTAATTAAGTACGCAATAATCCATTGCTACTGTGATTTGAAGCTCTGCAACGTCAGAAGTAGCCCAATCAAATGAACCTTGTGCCATATCGACTATAAAGGCTCCTTTAACAACCCACTCACTTACTACGTCCCCTACAGGACCTAATACATTAAGAGTTAAGTCTTTTTTGTAGAAATCTGAGTATCCAGCTCTACCTGTTACTGATTCGTAGGATAATCTTGCCCAATCCATTACTGCTTGTGCACCAGATGGTGTGATTGGATCATATAAAGTCATATCCATATTACCCCACTCTCTTTTTCCTCTTATCTTACGATAAGTGTTCATGTGGTCTAATTTGACTTCTTCGTCTGTGAAGTTTGGAGCCGTGACGTTTTTGATCATGAAGGATGGAATAGCATCAATATACATGATAAATCTATTCTGTACCTTTGGTTCAAAGGCTCTAAACATTATTTCGTTTGGATCTAATACTGCCATTTTATTTCTTTATTATAAATATCTTAAATTTAAATTATGCTGTAAAAGTAGCTCCTGTTGGCTCGATAGTAAAGTCGAGTACTACAAATTCTACTGTTTTCGCTGGTTGAATGAATACTTGACCAATAAGCTGATTTCTATCAATTACGTCAGCTGTGTTATTAGTGTCATCCATTACTACTCTGTAAGCATAAAGTCCCTGTCTTTGTACTACTGATTCTAAGAATGGATTTACAGTAGCTAAGAAATTATTTCTAGTAGCGTTAGTATTTTGTTCAAACACTAATGTTTTAGCTGTATCACCTAAGAATTTCTTAAGATCAATTAATAATCTACGAACGTTTACTCTATCAAGAGCAGATTTTTTCTTTTGCAATGTCTTTTGACCGAATACTGATATTCCGCTTCCTGGGAATGTAGCAATTGGGTTAATGTTAGCATTGTATAATGTATCTCTGTTAGTTCTAGTAAGTTTTCTTTCTGCTTGAATAACGTCAGAAATACCACCTCTAGTTAAACCAGCAGGTGCAAACCATGGTGCAGCTGCTCCATCTGTGAATGCATATATACCTGGAATAACTACTGATGCTGGGATCCAAACATTTTTACCTGTTGAAGATAAAGTTTGTAGCCAAGGCCAATAAGTAGCAGCATAAGAACTATTAAGTGTTGCTGCTTTTTCAGTAGCTGTAGCAATTGTAGTACCGTATCCATCTAGATCTACTACTGCAATAGTATCTCCTCTAGACTCTGCTAAAGAGATTATGCTATCAACTTGAGTACTGTGGTCAGCTTTAAATAGACCTGGTGCTGATACGATGTTAAATACGTACTCGTCTGCATTTCCTAGTAAAGAAATTACATTATCGTAACAAGCTCCTGTTAGACCTTGAGTATCAGTTGAATTAATATTTTCGAAATAGTTATCTCTGCCTGCAGTTCCTATTACATTAGATCCGTTAGCATTATAGAATGAACCAGACTGTGCAGTTGGAAGTGATCCAGAGTATGAATTACCAGAACCATCGTTTTTAACAGTTAATCCATCGTTAGCTAAATAAGTTAAAGTCTGTCTTCCTACTGAAGCAACTCTTACGAATCTAGATTTATTAGTATATTCACCAGTTGTCTTAATATAGTAAGTAGACTCGGCAGTATCTAAAGTCTTAGATTGGTTACCAATTACTGATTCAATATAGTTAGGTGATTCAGGATCTAAAGATAAATCATTCCATGTTTCAAGAACGATTTTATTTTTACTGTTATCATCTCCTCTACGAATAAGAAGAGAAAATGTTCCTGTTGAATTGTTTACGTTCGTTACTTCATATCTAAAGTTATCTTGTGAACCTGATTGTAACGATCCGTCGGAGTTTTCTAAACCTGTATCTCCAGAACCTGTAGCGTTATTAAAGATTGAACCTTTACCTAAAGATTGTAGAGTAAATGGTACTGCTCCTGCATCAGCTGCGGCTACGTCTGTATTATCAGCAGCAGTAAATGAACCTGTTACGATTCTAGTTACAAGAACGGTGTTTCCTCCGTTGTTGAAGTATGACTTAACTGCTAATGATGTTAAAAATTCCTGTTTAGTTGACCCTGATGTGAATGTTGTACCGAACACGTTTTGGTATTCACCGTAAGAAGTCACTAGAATAGGCTCTTCTACTGGTCCTTTTACAGTTGGACCAAGTATTGCCGCTCCGGCTTCTAAAGGTGCAGGTGCGATAAAAGAATTATCGTTTTCTCGTGCTAGTACACCTGGGGATAATAAAGTTTCTGCCATTTTACTTATGTTATATTATTGAGTACTTTTATAAATATCGTCTAATATTCTAAACCGTGACACCTGTTTAGAGTATGTCCTCTTTAATAAATAGACAAAATCTTTGCAAAAAATTATTCTTTGGGAATAAAAACTTTATTATTTAAATCTAAAGTTCCTTGACCGTATTCTTCTTCAAGAGCTTTACTTAATCTAGCTTCTTCATTATTGATTTGATCTAAGTAAGATTCAGCTTTATCTCGTCTCTTTTCTATAAGTAGCTCCTGTAAACCTATTTTACCTAGTTCATCTACTAAATTCTTTTTAGCTTTTTCTAGATTATTTAATTCTTCTATATATTCCTGTTTTATAGGTACTTGTTTTGGCATTATAATTTATTTTTAATGTTGAAATACTTTAATATCCTAGAAGCAATTAAATGATTACCTTCATAAGTAGGATGTCTATCATCAATATAAGAAAACTTTTCCTGAATTCTGGGTATGTCTTGAAAGAAGTCGGGTTCATTTACTAGTCCTCTCATTTTCTCATCTATAGTAATAGTTAATAGGTTAACTTTAGATATAAAACATAAATTCTGTATACCTCTTAAATATCTTTGTATTTTAAGTTCGTGTTGACGAGAAGATGATTCTAAAGCTAACTTTTCTATTTCATCAGGAGTAAAATATGTCTGCTGTTTAATAGCAGCATTTGCATTGTCATCAAGAGGAAATACTACATTTAAGTATTTGTCTTGTTTTCTCATTCTTTTATCCGTATTATAAAATCTATTTATGAGTCTAGTACGACCTAGTTTAGTAACTAATAAAACTACGTAATCTCCGTAATTGAAGTATCTGCTAAATCTATGAAACTGTTCAAAAATATAATCATTATTAGTTCCAGAGACAGCTGTGTTGATAAGTCTATAAGAATTTCTCTCTCTATATTCTTTTAACCAGTAATTTAAATCCTTTACTGTGTTTCTAACTTTGTCTCCATCTTCTGCACTTACATACTCTCTTTTCCAATTAAACCTAGCTAATTCGTTAGGTGTATAAGGAGCTAAAAAAGAATCACCAAATATAAATAAATTTCTCATTGACAAAGTTCAAACATTTTTTTAAGAGTTAACGGTACTACTAAAATGTACCTATCTTGAACTCCTTCATGATTAATAGTATGAAATAAATTTTCATCATTTAAGAAGAATATACCTGATCCTTTCTTAGTAGGTCCATACCAAGAAGGTTTTCCATGTTCATAAAATGTAGTACTACAGTCATTGTCTACCATATTAATGAATATGTTACCAAATATAGCTCTATTATCAAAATGTGGGTGCATACTATACCCAGGTGCGTCTTTATAAACGGACTTCATAGGCATTACCCAGTATCTTATAAATTCTTCTGGAGATTTAAAGTGATTGGTTCTATACGGCCAAGGTTTATAAAAAATATCAAAACTTTCTTCCCATACTTTAGCAATAGCTTTATAAATTACTTCTTTATCTACTACTTTATTTACCCATTGCCATATTCTATAATCAGCAGTTTGAGGTTCGAGTAATTTTCTCTTATTGTCAAAGTAATGAATATCATCATCTTTAGTTTTATTCTGAATCCAGTTTTTATCATCAGATAATAACTCTCTATCAAAGTCAGGTTCTTCAACGCTAACTTCAAAAGCAGGATAAAACTTATATGCTGGTTTGTTATTTATTTCCATTAGTCTAAATATAGGTCCTCTACTGAGTCAAAATACCAAAGTGTATCTTCGAATTTTTCAACTCTTCTAGTATCGAGTATTTTAGTTATTTTAGATAATTTATGTATAGAATTCTTTTGTCTTTCTCCGTTAGTACTAAATTCATGGGCTTTCATTAAAGCATTATGTAAGTATGATGCTGTGTCTTCGCTACCTCCTAACTTAATAATATCTTGTTGAAAGTTTTCCATAAAATTTAAGAACTTATTTTTATACCTATCTGGTAGATGTACGCAGTTATAATGGTCAGGCATGTATATTGGACCTACGTCAACTTTTACTGGAGCGCCATTTTTAAGTACTCTATCTTTTTTAGGAATAAGACCAAACTCAACAAAAGCTTTCATCATTTCTGGTAGATGTAAAAAATTAAGAGTACCAAAAGTAATCATATAGATTAATGTCTTGATTTTTACTTTACTTTCCATTATTGTAGTTACATTACTAACAAACTTTTCACTATTAAATCCTTTTCTTACATACTCACCTATATCACCAAATCCATCTACACTAATAAACAAATCAATATTATTGAAATTTTCCCATAACTCAATAATCTTCCATTTTTTAAATTTAAGTATGCTGAAGTTAGTAGAGTATCTTAATGTAACGTCTGTTCTACCTCTCTTGATAAGTTCTTCTAAGATAATATAATGATCTTCCATCATTAAAGGTTCACCTCCGGCAAAGTAGATTTCTTCTACACAGTCAAAATGAGGTTCAAGTAACTTTAAAAAGTCAACATTATCATTTATACTTATCAATGCTTTATCTCCTTGAACGTTACCAATTGCCTTAGCATCTTCAAACCAGGAAGAACTTAGTGAATGTCCACAACTTCTACATTTAAAATTACAGTAATTAGAAAGTCTAAAATCCCACATTCTAAGATTCATATCGTTTAAAGTACCATCTGGTAGAGTCTTATCTACATCAGAAAAATGCTTTTTATATGTATCGTTAAGATGAAATCTGTATGAACCTTTTATGTCTTGTTCTTCTAACTTAAAACACCTTGAACAACCTTCGGGCTGTTCATTATTAATAAACTGTTTACGTAAATCTTTGTACTGATGACTATTCCATATATTTTCAAGACTATCTTCTTTCATAGAACCCATTTTACCCTTAGTATTATCCCAAGTACAACAAGGGAATACTGAGCCATCAGGCCATACGTGAGTATGCAGCCAAGGTGCTATACAGAAATTGTCTTTACTCATTATGCAAATTCTTTTAAATCATCGTTTACTTCCCAAGTATCCATCACACCTTCTATTTTAGCAAGGTAAGTACTATCGTCTGCTCTATAATCGTACTCATTTTTAAGTCCTTTATATTCTATAGCGTAAAAATCATCATACTCTTCTAATACTTTTTGACATGCTTCATAATCTGATATATCTATACCGTTAACAGAGTTTATTTGACCTATCGGGCAATATCCTATTGCTAAATCTGGATCTTCTGGGTCTTTACCTCTAGCTTTTATATAGTCTTTGAATCCTTCATCTACTATAAAATCGAATGGTTTACCAATATGAGCGGAAAACTCACCTGATATAGTTCTATGTTCAGTAATGTTTTCAGTAGGTACTGTTTCGTCATTATCACAGTATGCTTCGTACCAAGTTTTTCCTGTTTGAGCATAATGTAAGTATATCATTCCATTTCCTACAGTTTTACTAAACTGCATTTTTTCTTCTAACGTTATACCTTCAAATACTGGAGTACCAGATATAGAGTAGTAAAAGTATACACTATGAGGATGCCCAGCTTCTTGCTTTTCCTTAGAATCATGATAAGCTTCAAGTTCATGACAGCTTAAATTTAATTTAGAGATAGCAAATCTTTCTTCTCCAGTAGCAGCAGCTAGAAAATGAGTAGGGTTCCAGATTTGTCCTTGCAATTGATCAAAATGATGATGAAGATCATTTAACATATCTTGATCGTAAGTAGTAAGTAATGATTCAAAGTCTTCGTTAATCTTGTTATACTCTGGGTACCAAGATGCTGCTTTAATTATTCTTACTCCCTCTACTAACTCTTTAATAATTTGTTCTGGAGGTCTATTCTGTGCTAAGTTACCTACAAGAGAAAAGTTTTTTACGTATGCAATAAAATCATTCTGTATAACTCCTTCAAGTAGTCTGCCCCATTTGTCAGTTAATGGAGATTCAAATATAGTACAATCTACATCGATTGTTTCGTTTTGTTTGTTTCTAAATAAAAGTTTCATAAGGTATAGTTTTCCACCACTTATATAAATCTGTGTTGTATTGTTTAAATATATCTTCTATGTTATATTTACAGTTTCTAAATTTGTCTACTTCGTAAAGGCTAGTTTTTCCTCTTTGAAGCCCTTCTAACCAATTAGGGTATTTTTCTTCAAAAGTTTTTATATTTCTTACATCTTCTAATGCTTCTATATAAATTTCTGTTTTATCAGTTACTTTAGGTCTCATATAATTTAAAATATCATCTACTAAAGGTTCTAATATAGGTCTTGGTATCATAGATGGAGACATAACTATAGCAGGATCAAATTCGAACGTCTTTTTAATATATGAAATAACATCTAATTCTAAAGCTAAATCGAATAAATCTTTCATAGCAAATAATCCTGGGGAAGTAATAGTAACGTCTAAAACTATGCCTGCATCTCCGTACATCTCCTTTAGGAATAAACCATCTTTGAAATTCTGTAGCCATTTATCCCACTTAATTCCGTGCCTTACGTATTCTACTATAGGACCAGTTCCGTCTATAGATGCTGATATGTTAACATGTTTGAAATGTTTTAGTAAGTCGTATAAATTTATTCCTTTCCAACTTACTCTAGATAGATTAGTATTATACCTAACAACTACATTTTTAGATTGCCCGGTCTTAACTAAATGTTCCATTATGTCCCAATGTATTTGAAACATTAAAGGTTCACCACCAACCCAATATATCTCTTCTATTCTCTCTTCATGCACTGCTGCCCATAATTCTTTTTCTAGAACCTCTCTAGTAAAGTTTTGCAGCTTAGTTCTATTTTCAGGAGTCATCCAAGGATCTCCTTCCGGAGTCCAGTTCTTCATTTGACGTCTTTCAGCTTCCCATGAGGAAGATAGCTGATCTCCGCACATTCTGCATTTAAAATTACAAAGATTAGATATACGATAGTCGTAAGATATAGGTTTCATTTCAGTATAACCGTCGTCTCTAGTTTTTTCAAATGCTTCTTCTATCTTATCTGGGAATAGTTGATGATTGAAGTACCCTCTGTAAGTATGTAAGTTAAGTAGTTTATGGTTACATACTTGACACTGTTCTATTTCTTCTCCTGCCATTAAACTCTTACGAATATCTTTCATATATTCGCTGTTCCAATGTTCGTCTAGTTTAGAAGGTACAAATTCAGTACTTTTATCATCGTTCTCTACATCTATATATTGCTTTATCCAAGAAGACTTTTCTCTAGAGGCACAACATAACCTTCTCTCACCTTGAGGAGAGACATATGTATGAGACCAAGGTGCCATACAGAAGGTTTCATTACCATCTTTAGGAAGTATCTTCTTTTTTACCATTTAGAATTTCTTATGACATTTTCATCTATATCACAAACATAGTTTATTTTATTATAAGTCTCGATATTATCAATCATATCTAAAAATAGAGTAGCTGTTATTTTTCTAATTTCAGGATCATCTAAATGATGAGGCATAAAATTGATATAATTAACTCCTTCTTTTTTAAAGTTAAAATATCTTTGAAATAAGTCATCTTGATAAGTTTTTTGAGCTCTATATAAAAAATGCTCATCATCATGCTTTAGTCCAGTAGTTAGATTAATAAAATGCTTAGGATATGATTCTAATTGCTCTAGAAGATAGATATGATTTATACCTATTAAAAATGAAGATAAGTTATAACCATCTATTCTACCTGGGAATTGATTAGCACCTGTAATGATCATATCAAAATACTTATGCTCTTCAGCGTAATCTTCTAGAACTATTCTTCTTAATAAATTACACTCGTTTTTTACTGGAAAGTAAAATTCATGTTTAGAATCAGTAATTAATTCTTTTAGTTGAGTAGCTAATTGTCCATTACCTCCCGTATATAATATTTTCATATAGCACCTTCTTTATCCATTGCTTCAACCATCCATGGGTACAGAGATTTCCAATCAGTACCTCTTCTTTTATCTATTCCATCTAAATAATTTCTTAATTTAGTTAATCTAGGAACATCTACTGGATGTGAAACACATTGTTTTTTAAAACCTTCTAAATATCTTTTTCTATAATCAGTAGCTTCTACTACATCTAATAATTCATCATAAAACTTTTCTGTATAGTGACCTAGTATTTCAGGATTCATAAAAGAAGGCATCTTTACAGTATTCCAACCGTAATCTATTTTTTTAACTTTAGAGTATTCCATTACCATCTTATAAAACTCTGGCATAGTACTTATAGTAACAGGAGATATAGTAGAATGAATACTTAAAGTAATATAAGGATTATGGAGTACATATTCAAAGTTACGTTTCCATTCATCTAACTTCATACCTGATCTAGCAAACTCTGCTTGAGGACCCCAGTTATCTATACTACATACCATTTCGAATGATCTTATAGCTCCTCTTTCTACTAATGCAGATATTCTATCAACTTTCTGTTTAAATCCTTTAAAGTTATGTTTGAGATTACTAAATATTTTCCAATTTAATTGTGGTAGTTCTCTAGCTTCGAAAAATTCTAAGCATTCAAATATTTCTTTTTGATATAAAGGCTCTCCTCCTAAAACTTGAAAATTATATAAATGAATAGCATTATCATCCATCCATTCCCAAAACTCTCTTTTCATTCTTCTATACTCAGGAACTACTTCATAACCTTTTAAATCATATTCATCATCTACTATAGGTCCGAACTTTTCTATTTCTTTCTGAATAAGGTTAGAAAAGATAGGAGAACAGTAAACACATTTTTGATTACATACATTAGCAAAATATACTTCTAGTATTCTAGGAGTTACTTTAGTAGCAGTTGGATTATATTCTAATTCAG